ACCAGCAGTAAATGAATTTACTGTGCCTTGATACATCTGGTCAAACTGCTTATCAATCAAATCATTAACTAAGTCATAGTATCCAGCTTGTTTTAGTGAATCTCTCCAAGCAAATTCATAGTTTAGAATATCATCAGTTGATAATCCAGCCAGTTGTGCTTGCGCTATACGCTTAACCCTTTTAAACACTTCTTCAGCCTCACCATCAAATTGATTGATGAAGCCATCTATACGGTCTTGCTCTTTATTGTATATTGAATCAAGTGTTGGCATTTGCGCCTAAACCTAAAGCGTTCATAGTGGCGTTCAATGAGCCACCAGTTGAAACCTTGTTTAGCATCTCATTACGAGCATTAATATTATCATCAACATCAACCCTTGCTTCATCTTCTGCTAAGTCTGGATTATTACGCATCAATACTTTGTGTGGTGAAGTTAAACCTAAGCCAATTGCTTGTTGGTCTATCTCTAACTGACCTTGTTCACTTGATGGGTAGTTAGGCTCAACGAAATCAATAGACATTTCACCAGCGATTGTTTGTCCGTAATATTCGGACACTTGACCAATCAATGTAAACAATTCTTTTTCATAGACCTTGAAGTCTGCTTGTTGCTCTAATGTAAACCTATCAAGTTTAAGGTTTTCCATCTGTAAAGCAAAGCCAGATGATGCTTGGCTTGTCATTCTAAATTGAGATGGTGATACACCGTAAGCAATAGCAAGGTTATTAGCTAAGTCTTGTGCTACCTTGTGTAATTGTTCATAGTTTGATTGTAAATCAAGAACACTAATCTCTGTGTTTTGACCAGTTAGCGTTAGTATGCTTAACGGATCAAGAACTTGTCCGAGCAATTCACCCACGTTGTCACCTTTACCAACCAGTTGTTTAAACGATTGTGTTTTGATAATGTGGTTCAAAAACGTTAGATGAACTGCCATATCAATTGTACCACCAGTTAAATCATCACCCGTGTAAGAATCCCAGAAAGATTCATCTCTCCAGCCGTTATGTAGATACACGAAAGGCAATACACCAAATGGATTAACCATTTCTTCGTTATCTTCAACAGCTACAATCTTATCTTCGCCAGATTGTTTGTCAATGTAATAATGTTCTTCATTACTCCAATACGCCCAGCGTTCCGTTTTCTGGTCTTTTCCTACCATCTCAACAAAGTATGCCACCCATTCAACATCACCCTGAGAATAGCCAACCTCGGTTAGATGTGGCAGTCTTAACATTACTTTGGGTTGTTCTTTGTTACTATCCCAGCTAACTTGAACTAGAACGTCATTAAAGGCGTTCATATATCTATTGGCTTGAGCCATAGTCTTATCAATACGTAAATCATTGTACAATTCTTGAACATCTTCTGATTCAAAGGTTCTATTAACGCCAAAACTGTACACATTAGAAACAGCGTTTACTACTTGCTTATAGATATTGTTGTTATCGTTAATCTGAACGTCTAACTTTAATTGAGCAAAGGCTCTGTATATTTGCCCCAGCTTACTAACAACTTGATCGTTGTAGTTATCGTTATACATTTCATAACGTCTTTGGAATTTAGCTAGGCGACTGCCATTGCTATTGATTGTGCTTCTGATGTCGTTACGTGGGTGTTTATTAATAATCATATTTAGCCTACTCTCATTCTAATATTGCGAACTTCAGTCTTATGTAGACCGTGTTCATATTCAATGTAATAACCGACGCTATCTACTGCGTGGCTTAAGTCTTGGTTTGACTTGTCTACTTCACCCTTATCATTGTAAGACATCTGCTCTAAATCAGTGATTAATTCGTGATTCCTTTCGCATATTGCTATATTAACATCTCCGTTACCATTACGCAACATAGAATTTAAAGCATTTATTCTGTCAGCAACTCTAGGGTTAGCAGTCTTAATTTTCATCTTATGGAATCCAGCATCACGTATTAAGTCGTAGTTGGTTTGTGCTGTGCCTTGTGAACGTGCCTTACCAGCAGCATCACCATAGATTGTAGCACTCATTAATGTAGCACCAAGATGACTAAACTTTTCTTTTAAATAATCAAGTGAATCAACTAATGGCTTACCTTTAATAATAGCATTATCAACTACTGTTACCTTACCGTCTATCACTTGAATCAAGTAAATGGCATTATATGGATTAATGTTAAAGTCAAACGATATTATGAGTGGTAGATACGGGTCAATTCCGATATCAGGTACAACGTGAACATCACGGTCAAACTGATGATAAATGGCACTACCATTAACGTTAATAAACTCACCAAGCAGATATTGTTGTAACAGCTTTTCATCATAAGTATCTTTTAGTGTATCAATATAATCTTCTGGCAAGTGTGGGTTGTCCATTGTTCTAGCTTTAATCAATCTGTAAT